CTTGATTATCAACCGAGAACTAAGGCATCTCGGCAACTTATAAAACGAGTGGGTCTGCGAAACCGCTACTCCGTCAATCAAAACGGCACTCGTGCTGTGAGGATAATCTACTTAACAGACTTAGAAGGCGCAAAAACCAATTCCTGGATTCGTGCCTGCAACTTATCGACTTCATCCAAACGCTCCATATCATCCATTTCGGATACATGACGCGGTTGTGAAAAAGCCAAACTAATTAAAGAGCCCATGGCTCTGCTAATCTCTTCAGTCGGCGCTCCGCTAACATCAACTCGAAGCACCGGGTCCTTATACATATAATCAACGAACATCTTAGCCTCAACCTTAAATTGCAAGATAGAGCGCTTAGCATTAGCGGCTGCATTGTTCAACTTACGCACACCAGAATAAGTGTGACTTGGAACAGTGTTTATCACTCTTAAACTCTCATTAACGAGTGATTCCTGCTGCTTAACTAAATCAAAAACTTGCTCAGATTTGGAAGGCTCTGTAACGCTGGCGGACATAATGATAGTCCCTAATTATAGACAGACACTTAAAACAATAATAAAAGAGAGAGATTGTAGAAATTATGATAAGGAAGCTCAAAATCAAGATGACAACAAGATCGTTAGTTTGCGTTAAAATCATTATGCTACCAGGATTGTAAATCCGCTAAACTAACATGGTTAATCATCTCCGGTTCAACCATCGGTGAGTACTTCTTTATTCTAATAAGGCGCCTCCGCAAGAAGGCCGCCTTAGAATAAGAACCATAATAAGAAATGAGGGCGCGCACGTTTTCATCCAACATCTCGGGGTACACGTATCGCATCACTTGAGCACAGTGGGCCCGATCATCGTGCGTAGCAAAATAGGTCCGCATCACATCACGTACCGATTGCGCATAATCGACGATCAAATTAGGATCAAAACGTTTCGTGTGAAGTTTTTTGACTAGTTTCAAGATGTTCGGGCACACACCGTCATAAGTATACATGTGTCCACAAAACTCAAAATGACCACGAGTGACTGACTCCTTGACACTATAGCCCCGCTCTTTCAGCGTGCTAAACATCAAATCGTCAACTTCCCGTTCACCCAAGAAACTACCGTCATCGCCTCCAACCAAAAACATTTTCAATGACTTGACTCTATAGCGTGTAAAGGTCAAACCAAATTTCCATATGGTATTGCCGAGCCAAGTCTCCCAATCACCTGAATCTTTGCTATTTTGAACGTTCATAACTGCTAAACCGCGGGCCACAAACACACGTTGCACGACCACGTTCAAAAGGAGGTCAAGATATGCACCGTCACCTCGCTTCAATGTGTCATCATCCGCTACATGTGGTTCAATTGCCAACCCGGTTTCACGCAGAGCATAAGCGAAAACCATCCTCAAGAATTCAGTCGTTGTTTCATCTTGCGAGGAATCAAACTCGGTTTCATCATCGTTGTAAACAGTGTCAAAATCACTCAGGGTCAGGCCACGCTTCTTCATTTCGAGATGAACCTCACGAGGTTGCAACTCATTATAAAGAATAATCCTGCGATCAATGGAGCGTTTCAATGCATGGAAGATTGCACGTGTCAAAATCAATGCATGGCAATTCTCTTGCTTATCATGCGCAGCAATGCCCTGACCGACCTTATCAGTATTCATGTTTTCAGGTCCGGCTCCCAACTTCACCTTAAATTGATTCTTATGGAAAAAGTCGACTACAGTTTTGCCTGACACATCAAAGCCTTTGAGGGACCTATCAGTTCCCTTGCTTTGCATACTCTCGCAGGTGTCAAAGGCTGCAGCAATCACATCAAAAGTGTTCACAGCGCAACCACCCAAATAAGGCTGCACACGCTTAAACATCACTCTAGCCAACTTCTTGGCCCCAATGACATTTGTGTGTTTGTTCCTGGCATAACGCCCTAGCATGGTTTTAAGCCGCATCACCATATCCTTTGGGTCATAGTGCTTTGCATAAGTACGTGTCGGTAACGTGTGTATATCTGATTCCTGCTGATACGAAGCCAAAATAGCATTCAAATTGAGCTTCAGATTCGAGGGAGCGGTCTTCGCTAATTCAGTAAGTACGGGCTCAGCATAGGGTTTCTCGACACCCATTCCATCTATAGCTAAAATTTCGTCGACGGCAACCATATCAGTGAATGGAATCTCAAGGCACATGCTCACATCGTTGGCGACTTTAACATCAACATCACGTACATGCGGCACCATCGGGGCGATCGCGACAGACTGAATTTCGTGGCTAGCTGAAGCGATGTTAAATTCCGCAACCTGCTCCTTGGCGCCAGGCGCCAGATAGACGATTGTGGGACCCTTTGATCGCGTCAACGCCACGCGCAAGTAATTGGCCTTCGCAGTAATCGGTCCAGGGCTGATCCATACCTCAGTTGAATCGTAATCATTGCCCTGAGACTCATGTGTGGTTATTAGTCCGTTGCAACGATTCTTATCGTTCTGATAGAGTCCAATGCAAGTTGCTTGGGCGTCCATTTTATTAGCATCTTCTATGACCCTGAAAGTATCTGGTCCCTTAACCGCTGTCATACGCATGTTACCAGTGTAACCAAACTCACGATTCATCAAATCCACAACATTCGAAGGGTTGCGATAATTGATGTTGAGATGCTTAACGACGCCGAGCTGCACTTTTGCCATGAAATCATGGAGCCCGGCCTTTGTTAGGGGTTGGAGACTGCTAAAATCAACAAATTCAATCTGCAAAAAATCACCTACTAAATAGTAATCACACAATGGATGCAGCGTTGAAAACGCAGCGAGAACACCCGGGCCCTGCAAGAAGGCTTCATCAATGTATACACGCTCAGGGCGCACGATATTAACAACAGACATGCTCCGGTGCACGGTGTCAATGCACGAAGCCAATCCAGGATGCTTCAGGCGTTGCTCTTTACAATTCTCATTCGTAGCGACAACCCACATACACTTGCCAACTCCGTAATCACGCACACTCTCAGCGACATAAGTCGACTTACCGCATCCAGGGCCACCCCAAATAACTCTCACGCAGCGGGGAGTTGCGAATTCACAGCTCTCAAGTTGTTCGCGCACGTTAAACAAAAGTTCACGCAACGCTGGCTTACCTTGCGATTCATATTCACCTTGCTCGAGTGCTGCTATATATTCCCGCAGATGTACTTGCTGCACCAGGTCATCCGGGCATTGGCCGATTGCACCTGGATTGGATGGCAGCTCCTTTTCCTGCAGAGCAATCTGGTTCGACGGTTCTATCTCCCTCGGTCTCAAAACCGGTTCACTCCTCAAAGCAGCCAATCTACGCTCAATCTCGGCGGTGGCAGTGTCAACAGCTGGCACTTCAAGTTGTTTGAGCACATCCAAGATGTCATCCGACGGAGCATGACATGGCGTTTGAACCATAATTTCATTGATCAACCTGCCTGGTATTCCAACGGCATATGTGAGGCAGCTTTTGACCATGTTGATCGGAGCGTTCAAAATGCGCAAAGCAATGTTATTCGCCCCGAGGCTCACACGGCTGATACTGACACGATTCTCATTCACTTTCCAGTCGTCAAAATGCAATTGAAAGATCTTACCGAAGTGCTTGACATAATACACTGAAAAGCTCCCCATGTCATACCCGGCTATACTTGCAACCCGCTGACAATTTTTGGAGCGAAGCAATTGCACAAACGTTTCAGCCGAGTACAAACACAACAGGCCAAATTCTAGCTTACTCAAAACGCGGTAGTCACCTTCAACTGAAATTGAACCCATAAGCAGGCTAAACACAATCCTTGCAATCAGAGTCACAATGCCGCTGGATGAACCCATTATAACATTCAACAATATCATGGGCCCGGGCATGCCGCTGAACAAGTTATAAATGCACAAAGCCGGGATTACAATATTCACAAAGAAACGTATAAACATCCTACGAAAAAATGCTCCTGCCGAGCCAAAGATGAAATTGTACGCTGCACTCTTGTGTATCTCATATTGAGCTTCAGCCAAAGGGACATATTGCTCATTGCGACGCAAATCCACCTCAATGCTGAAGACCAAACTATGCAGCATATCATTCAATTCATCAGCTTTGAAATTTGTTGGCTCAAACAGGCGCTGCCCAGCAATCACAAAGTTGTTTTTGGTTGCACGATAATAGTTGACAACATCTTTGAATGTTAGTCCAGGGTTACTCATTATGTACGTCATCATTGACTGGTGGATAAACTTTGGAATGTTGTACACACGGGTCATTCCAGTAGTCGCATAGTATTGCAGCGATTTCACTCCAATTGTTGCAGTTGTGTCATGCACAACTAACTCATCAATCTTCCGATTAGTGACGAGTAAATCCATAATAACAAGGGGTCCACAGGTCCTTTCAACCTGGATAAAAAGGTTGCTGCCATCGTCAAGCCGTTGCGGCTTGCAGTACAACCATTCAATCAAAGTTACCCAACTGTGGCGATATGCCACCTGGTTCACTTGTCCCTCGAAGTAGTAAACGATTTTGGGGTCCGTCACCATTTCGACCTGGGTCTGGGTTTTATCGCGCATAACCGCGATGCCGTGATCACTGTGAGTCCTATCACAATCACCAACGATCTGATGTAGACCGCTAGGTAGCAGCATGGCCACAGTTCCAGTTTTAACGCCACGGCGCCTCATAAACTCACCGATCTTTTTCGGGTGGATGTCATAAGCAGAGTCAATACTGATTAGATGATCAACTGGCTTATGCAAACCTTCACACAGCGTAGGTTCAATGCCAACACCATTGAAGCAATAACGCCCATTGCACCCAAGCGTGGATTCATATGAGGTCTTCAAAGCAAGACGCTTGGCTTCAGCCTTCACGTCATTGCGTGGATTTCGCAGCTTCGATAACTGCCGCAATTCGTCATGAGCGTCGACGACGCAATTCACTACGTCCCATTCCGGGGCGTGCGAGTAAATTACATCGTCAATATTGGCACCCACTTCGACCGTCCTAACGCCAATCGACCTAGCGTAGCAATAATTACGTGCATAATCGTTCCAAAACGACGCATGCGGATGCTCGCTATCAAGCAGGCGTGGAATCACTTTACGAGTGCGTTGGCCATGCTCAAAACCGTCAACAACCTTGTCAAAAGTGACATAGTTGCGAGGAAAAGATTGGGCCAGCCACTGCCGTTGTTCGTCAGTCGCAGAGTACGGCACATTAACGGAAGAACCGAAATATGCCGCAACACTCGCGCAGTCAGCCGCGGATTGCTCCGGGCTCTGCATTCTCATTTTAACATAATTTGACATGATAAAGTTTCTAGAGTTT